CGAAGGGCAGGTAGCTAGTGCCGGGATTGAACCCCATCGCCGTCGTCGGCAACAGCCCGATGCTCTCCAGCACCTTCGACGTCGTGCGCGCTACGCTCGTCATGTCGCCTGGCGGCCGGTCGAAGTCCACCTCCGTCACCCTCAAGGGCGTCCGCGGGGTTGTGTGCGCCGCCGGGGGGAAGAACGGGCAGAGCCAGACGGAAGACGCCGTGACCGCCACCAGCACCTACACCGTCATCGCCAAGTGCGCTCTCCGCAAGCAAGCCAACGGGATCATCGCGGACGTGGTTCTGTGGCGGGGACTCGAGCTGCAGGTGACGGATGTGGAGGATTACCTCGTCTTCGGCGAAGGCTGGACTCAGGCCACCGCCACATCTCAGAAGGTCGCGGATCTGCCGCTGGAGCGCAAGAATGGCTACTAACCCCATCAACGACAGCAGCACCGGCGGCTACCTTCTCTCGGAGGAGACGCCCCTCGACGATGACGCCCTGGCAGACGTCCTCCAACCCTTCTTCGTGGGGCTGACCGGCCTCGACGACACGCTCGTCCGCCCGAAGTACCAGAACCCCATCCCGGAGCAGCCGGACACCAGCACGACCTGGCTGGCGTTCTGGGTGAAGAACCGCAATCGGGACTGGGACGCCTTCAGGCACCACGTTCGCGACAAGGCCAGCGACGGAGGCTTTGGAGTCCAGCCCTTCGGCACCAGCGAGTTCGGCGGGAATGGCGAGACCACAGCACCGGCGTTCGACTTCATCTATTCGAACGAGCTGTTCAGCGTCGACATCACGATCTACGGCCCGCTCTGCGAGACGGCCGCCTCCTCGATCTGGAACAACGTGCGGGTTCCTCAGAACCTGGAGGCGCTCGGAAAGTCTTCCATCCGCTACGTTTCGGTCGATGATCCTCAGCCGATGTCGGAGCTGATCAAGCAGGTATGGGTTCGCAGGTTGGACTTCCGGATGCACTTGCGTCGCGCGATATGCTTACGGTATCGGGTACTCGACCTGGCATCGGCGGAGCTCACCGTCATCACCCCGCCCGTAACCAACGTTCTGACCATCACGAGTAGCACCGAGGAGGATTCATGATCGACGAGAGCACTCTAATCGACGTACAGATCTCGCTGGCCCAGACTGCCGGGCAGGGTCAAGACACCAGCGACCTCCTCGTAGTGACCGCGACCGCCCTGATCGACCAGACGCAGGGCTACCGCACCTATACCAGCTCGGCGGCGGTGGCTGGTGACTGGGGCACCGGCGGCCTAGAGTATCAGGCGGCCCTCCTCCACTTCGCGCAGGTTCCCACTCCTCCCCGCCTCCTCATTGGGAGCTGGGCTGAATCCGCGACGGCTGGGAAGCTCCTGGGCGGCGGCCTCTCCATCACGCAGCAAGCTCTTTCGAACTTCACCGGCATCGCCAACGGAGCCTTTGGGCTGGCCGTCAACGGCGGCGCGGTCACGCAGCACACGGGTATCAACTTCACCGGCGCTGTCACGCTGCCGGGCATCGCGGCGCTCATCGCCACGGCGCTCGCTGGAGTTGCAACGGTGGTCTGGAATCAGGTGTATTCCCGCTTCGAGCTGACGAGCGAAACGACGGGCGCAGCCAGCGCGGTCAGCTTCGCGACAACCCCGACCGGCGGCGGCGAGACGGACATCAGCTCCCTGCTCGGCCTGGCGGCTTCCTTCCCCGGAGCGTACACATCGGCTGGGCTTGCGGCCGAGACGGCGCTCCAGAACGCCACCCGCATGGACGCCAACTTCGGCGGCCAGTGGTATGCGTTCGCCAACCCGGCCATCACCGCAGATGCGGACCACCTCGCAGTCCAAGGCTTCATCCAGAGCGGTTCGACTCGGAAGCACTTCTATGGGGCGACGTCGCAGGAGCCGGCGTGCCTTCTGTCGAGCTCCACCACCGACCTCGCGTACACGATGTCGAAGACCTCCTGCAACAAGAGCATGGTCAGCTACTCCTCGACCAACTCTTGCGGGGTGATCTCCGCCCTCGCGCGCATCCTGTACCTCAACTATTCGGGCACCAATACGATGATCTCGCTGGCCTACCAGACGATGCCGACCCTCGTGGCCGAGAACATCACGTCCGGTCAGCTCGCGATCCTTCAGTCGAAGAACTGCAACGTCTACGCGCAGATCGACAACGGCGTTCCGATCTTCTTCCCCGGTACGACCTGCGTCACGAACAACTTCGTGGACACAGTGATCGGCGCCGACGTGTTCGCCGTCTCGCTTCAGGCTGCGGGCTTCAATACCCTCTACACCGCCGCCACCGCCGGGACGAAGGTTGCTCAGGACGACGCGGGCACCCACAAGTTCATCACGAATTACGCGCAGGTCTGCCAGCAATTCGTCGCCAACGGCTTCCTCGCGCCTGGCTACTGGTACGGCGCTCCCTTCGGCACGCTTCAGCCGAACACCGTGGGTGGCGAGCCCTACATGGAGGATGGCTACTACATCTATGGGCCGCCGATTGCCAGCCAGTCTCAGGTTCCGCGTGCAGCCCGCGTCGGAGTCCCCATCCAGATCGCAGGTAATTGCGCTGGCGCAGTCAACACCACCAGCGTGCTGGTAACGCTGCAGCCGTAAAAGGAGAGTCCCGTGGAACCGATTTTCGCAGCTTATTCTTTCGCAGATGTGCAGGGGCTTCTCCTTGGGCCGTCCTGCTCGATCGTCCTCGGCACCGGATCCGGCTCTGCGGAAGAGGGCATCAGCTTCGAAGCTCTCGACGAGCGGACGCGCATGACCATCGGCGCGGACGGCTCTGGCATGCACTCCCTCATCCAGAACCGGGCGGCTCGCATCATGGCGCGCTTCCTCAAGGCCAGCCCCACGAATGCCGCGCTCCAGCAGGCACTCGCGGTGCAATCGTCCTCTTCGCTTCTCTGGGGTCAGAACACCCTGGCCCTGTCGAATCCAGTCACCGGCGACGCAATGACCGCCTCTGGTGTGGCGTTCGGTAAGCAGCCCTCAAACCTGTGGGCGAAGGACGCCAACATCATCGAATGGGAGTTCTATGCGATTCGCGCAACCCTGACCATGGGTGGGGCAATCATTTCGGTTGGGTAATCCAGCTTGACACCCCCTCGATACTGGGGGCATGGAACTCACAGACATCACCATCGGGAAGGCGGCCTATAAGATTGGCCGCCTTTCCACGTTTACCCAGTTGCACGTCCTCCGTCGCCTTGGTCCTTCGCTCCTCTCGCTCCTGCCACTGTTCACCGGTGGCAAAGAGCCAGAGCCGGACGCACCCGCTGAGGAGATTGCCACAGCAGAGGAGGAAACCGCGAAGAAGCTCATCCGGTCGCTCCCCCAGCTAGCGGAAGCCCTCTACGAGATGAAGGACGAGGACGCGGAGTACGTGATCAACCGCTGCCTTGAGGTCGCCTGGGTGGTGCAGCCTACCGGGCCGGCGAGGATCCGGACGAACGGCGTCACCATGATTCAGGACCTCGATCTCCCGACGACGCTGCAGCTCACTTTCAACGTCCTCACGGAGAACCTTGGCGGTTTTTTTCCTACAGAGCTGCCGAAGGTCTAAAGGGCGGCGGCTCCAGCGTCAAACTAGCTCACCTTCGAGACGGCACCGACTTCCTTCTGAGGCCCGTGATGGAGGGGATGTGTCGCTACGAGTCCCTGCTAGACGGCACGCTTACACTTGAAGATATTGCTCGCATGAACGACGCGCTCGACGTGCGCTCTGAGAATCAAGACCGGCTGATGCCGAGGAGTCTAAATGGCAAGTAACTCCAACGTTCTGCGAGAGTACCTGATCAAGCTCGGCTTCAACGTCGACGACAATCAGCTCCGTCGCGTGGAAACGGCGATCGCGAAGACCGAGAAGGTGCTGGCCGGCTTCGCTGAGGGCGTGGCGCTGGTCTCCATCGCCGTCGATAAGTACGTCGTCGGCATGGCTGACAACTTCTCTAAGATGGCCTACGCCAGCCAGCAAATGAACACCAGCGTCCGGAACCTGCAGACGGTGGAGTTCGCCGCGCGGGCGGTCGGCGTGAGCGGGGATGCGGCTGCGGCTGGCCTTCAGAACATGGCGCGGGCAATCCGGTCGAATCCCGGGCTGAACGGTCTCTTGGGCGGTCTGGGCATCAAGCCGGGGCAGGATACGTCCCGCACCCAGAGCGCCCTTTATCACCGCATCGCCAAGATGCCGCGGTACATGGCCCTCCAGATAGCCGGGCAGTTCGGCCTCGATTCGGACACCACCAACCAAGTCCTCAACAACCTCCCCGAGTACGACAAAGCGCAGAAGGCCCACGAGGCCCGGATGCGGAAAGCCGGGCTGAACCCGGACGACGACGCCAAGCGGGCGGTGGAGTTCGAGCGCAACCTCAACACCCTCGAAGATGACGTCGACATTCTGAAGGAGATCATCGGCTCGAAGTTCCTTCCTCTGGTCGACAAGCTGGTGCGCGGGATGACGGTGGTGGCGGGGGTGATGACGACTCATCCGAACCTCACTGCCTTCGGTGGCCTGGCTGGACTGTTGGGCGGCGGGTGGGCGGCGAAGAAGGTCACGGGCTGGGGACTGCGAAAGATCGGCACCTCGATCGGACTGCGCGGCGGAGCGGCCGCTGGCGAGCTGGCGGAGGGCGGCGCTGGCGGCGCGGCGGTCATTCCCTTCGTCGTCCCCATCGTCGTGGGCGTACTGGCGGCCCTTGGCATCGCCTGGGTGCTGAAGAAGTCGGGCGCGCTGGACAAGATGCAGAAGTTCGGGGAGGCCCACAGCGTCGCGAGCGTGTTCCATGCGGCTACGAGCAAGGCTGGCTGGCAAGCTGAAGGAACGGCCGCCATGGGTTTCGTCTCCTGGCTGAAGAGTAAGGAAGGGCTTCGTCATCGGTTGTACGGCTCTCTAGAGGGCGGCGCTGCTTCGATTGGCTACGGCCACAAGCTCAAGCCGGGGGAGCATTTCGGCAGCCTGACGACGGAGCAGGCAAACGCATTGTTCCAGAGCGACCTGGCTGCGGCGGGTGGTGTAGTTTCCAAGCTCACGAAGGGTCTGAATCTCTCTCAGGGATGGCGCGATGCCCTCACGGATTACCAGTTCAACTCGGGCAACCTGGCCGGTGCCCACATATTGCTACGGAAGCTTCGTGCTGGGGACTTGGACGGAGCTGCCCGAGCGTTCGAGCTATACGGTGGATACCACGATGGCAAGGGGGGATTCCACCCCGGCGGCTCGGACGCCATCAGCACCACGCTCCTGAACCGTCGCCTGGGCGATGAAAAGATGGCGCGCGGCGTCTCGATCAACCAGAAGACCGACATCCACGTCACCGGCGGCTCGGACCCCGAAGCAACTGGGCGCTCCGTCATGCGTACTCAGAAGCACGTCAACGCTGACCTCGCGCGGAACGCGGCAGGGGCACCCGGATAATGAGCCTAACGACCACACCGCAAAGCATCTTCAGCACCCCGCCTCCGGCCCAGAAGGTGTCTCTCGACCCCCGGCGCGCTCTTGGCTCGCTGACGGCCGATTGTGTCATCGAGGAGGCGCACGTAGACCGGTCTTCCATTACCCGTATGCCAGTGGAGTCCGGATCCACAATCTCGGATAACATCATCGACGAGCCGAACGAGGTCACCCTCACCTATGGGTGGAGTTCTGGCAGCCCGCAGAACGTAGGGAAATTCAACACCGCGACGATTAGCCTCTTGGCAGCAAATCTCTCCCAGCCGGACGCGGATGCGACCACGAGCGGCGGGGGCGCGCAGGTCACCGACACGACGCCAAGCAGCTTCGCGAACCCGCACTTCATCCAAGCGGTCTACCAGCAGCTCCTCGACCTCAAAGCGTCGCACGTCCCCTTCGCCATCTACACCGGCAAGCGGGTCTACCAGAACATGCTCATCGAGTCGATTGCCACCACGACCGACGCGAACACCGAGAACTCGCTCATCGTCCGGATCGTCTGCCTGAATGTCAATCTGGTGTCGACGACCACGATCCAGCTCACCTCGGTCAATCCCGCGAACGTGGCGGACCCGCAATCCGGCCTCGGCACGACGCAGGTGGGCACCGTGCAGGCGTCCCCGGCGTCCCCGCCCAGCGTCCCGTCATTCCAGAACGACCTCACGAAGTCAGCCGCCGAACGGTTCCCCTTCCCAGAGTCCGAGGTGACCCCATGAACTTCTACGAGATCCCGCTCCTGGCCCTGCCGCAACTGCTCTCTGTGCAGTTGGGCGCAACCACCTACCAGCTCAACATCTACTGGAGCAAGGCTGCCCAGTGCTGGGTGCTGGACATTCTCGACACGAGCGCGAACACCATTGTCGGCGGGCTCAATATGGTCACAGGCGTCGACCTTCTCGGCCAGCTCGGCTACCTCGGCATTGGCGGATCGCTCTTCCTCCAATCGGGCGGCGCCGATCCCCTGGTGGCTCCCACCTTCGAGAATCTCGGCCAGTCCGTGAACCTCTACTTCATCCCCTTCACCCAATGAGCCAGACCGGAGTCCAATTCGGCCGCATCGCCTCGCTGCTTGTGGGTAATCAAGTGGAGACGACGGACCTTAGCGCCCTGCGCTTCCGCTTCGAGGTGAAGCAGTCGGAGGTTTCGACGCCGAACACCCTCATCGTCCGCATCTACAACCTCAGCCCCCAGACCGTGAACAAGGTGGTTCAGCAGTACACCTCGATCAAGCTGCAGGTGGGCTACGTCGGAACGGGCCTCAATCAGATTTTCAGCGGAGACATCAAGTACTTCAAGAAGGGGAAGGAGAGCGGCACCGACCGCTTTTTGGAGATCACTGCCGGGGACAACGACTTCGGCTTCAACTACGGCAACGTCAACCAGACGCTCGAGGCCGGCGCCACGCCGCAGCAGGTCGTCTCGGCATGCGCGGATGCGATGGGCGTGACCGTAGACAAGTCCGCTCTCGATCTGCAGAGCTTCGGCGGCGCGTTTCCGAGGGGCAAGGTGCTGTTCGGCCTGGCGCGGGTGTATCTCGATCAGGTGGCGGCTACAGCGAACGCCGCTGGCAGCCACTGGTACGTCGAGAACGGCGTTCTGAAGTTCGTCAGCACCACCGGGTATCTGCCTGGCACCGCAGTCGTCCTCAGCCCTTCGACTGGCCTCATCGGAATCCCCGAGTTCACGATCGACGGAGTGGAGTGCCGCTGCCTGATGAACGGCGCTGTCAAGATCGGAACGGCCATCCAGCTCGCTCCCGACCTCATCACCCAGACTCTCGCGGCGAAGGGGACGAGTCCGGCCGGCTCCGGGATCATTCTGCTCCCCAACACCCAAAACTCCTTCACGAATGTCGCGCAGGTCCAATCCGGATCCAATCTCTACCGCGTGGCCGTCGCAGAGCATTCGGGCGATAGCCGCGGGCAGGAGTGGTACACCGACATCACCGCCCTCTCGATCAACCCTTCCGCCCCGGCGGGACAGCAGGTGAGTCC